AGTAATCGCGAAGGGCATCCCACACCGGAACCTTGTTCGCATCGTTCTTAATCGCGTCCTCAAATTTTTGCTGCGCCTGCTCGGTCGTGATGGGCCGATACGTCACATCGGCAACCTGAGGTTCGGTGTGACACGACCCGTCACTCCAGACGTACTTACCAACGCCACAAGAGGAGCCACGGCGGTAGCCGGTATACAGCGGCTGCTCACCAGTTGCGGAAGGTGACCAACCACCCGAGCTAGTGGACTTGTTTCTCCCCCAGCACAACGGCTGACCATCAGAAATTGTCGCCCGCGTGATCTCAATGTCGTACCACCCCAACTGAGTCTTAGCACTGGGGATAGAAGCCTGACAGGCAGCAAGTGCCGTCGTTTTCCAACCAGAGCTATACACGGAGTACTCAAACCCATCAGAAGGGACTGGAGGCGTGCCGGGCACACACTCTTCCCACGCTCCGCTGGGAATAGGCTGCATCGAACCACCGACAAGACGGACGCAAGCAGCTTCTGTCAGTCGCTTGAACGCCTCACCCGCAACATAGCCACCGATCCCACCGCGCAACGCTTTGCCGATGTTCGCAGGCGTCAACACGCCCTTGACCGTCCCCTTATCCGGGGGAAGATCGGAAAGCTTGAATGGCATCTCCAGCAAGCCCTCGAAATCAGACTTACCGCCACTGAGATTCGCAGGGCGACCAAGCAGCGCATCGAAGTCACTGCCAGTTGGCTTGATCGTGGCACGGGCCGTATTGGCACCAGAGCGGGATAGACCCAGGCCACCCGCGCCTTTGGAAACATATGACGCATGAACGTCCTGCACGCTAAACCACGCCAGGACCGCACCGAGAAAAAGAGCATGCAGCCAGCTCATGGCGCTGCCTTGAAGCCAGCCACGAAGGCGAGCGCACCCATGGCCCCGATCAGGAGGATGATGGCCCAAAAGAGAGCCAGGAGTGCGCCAGCCAACATCGCTTAGACGCGGTTGATGACGCGCTTTGCGATGACCGGGCCTTTCATGGTCATGGCGATGGCCACGATGATCACGCACAGCGCCAGGACGGCCGCTGCGACACCGGCGAGGCTCACGCCGCCAAGCAGTTCGAGGATGGGATTGGTCGCTTCCTGCGCGAATGCGCCAACCGATGCGGTACCGGCAGCAGCCAGGACCAGAGCCTTCGAACCGTACTTGCGAGCCAGGGTGAAAACGTTCTTCATGATGAATTTCCTTGAGTTGAGTTGAAAAAATCGGCACCGCGAGAGCGACACCCGAAAGACCTGCACGCAGGGCTATCGGCTGATCAGACCCTTCGAATCAATCCAGTAGCGACGGCAGTTCCAAAGCCAAGAAGCCAAAACCCGAAGACAGCAGCAAAGCCCCACCCGAAGACGTACAGCAGCACCTCGGGCGTGATGCCCATGGCGGTGAAGTCCACGGTTTCGAGGAAGGGCATGGACACCACATCCCCCGGGGGACATGGACTCACATCGGAGGTGCAAACGAGGTAGCGCAAGGGTCAGTCCTCCACCTCGACCCAATCCTCAGCAGCGGGCTTTGCACCGCAGTACGGGCACTCACCACGGTGCGAGACAAAAATCTCGAATGCATCGGAAACCTCACCACAGTCGGGACACTTCGCAGACCCAAATTCATCGTCCATAGCTATCTCCTGAACAGGTTGAAAAGAAAGCCCACAAGCCGCGATGCAAGCGACCCGAGGACACGGCGAAAGAAGTACCGAAACATGGCCGCTCAATGCAGCGTCACAGGCTGCGGAAGCCAGGAGAACGGGCCGGATGCGTCGATCTGTCGAGGCGTGGTCCGCACTCGGATAAAGCTCTGAAAACCGCCGCCTGTTGGTGCGAATTCAGCTTGGAGAAGCTCGCCGGTCGCGTCATTGCGATAGCCGCCTCCCGTCGCAGGTCGGAAGCGGTCGGTGATCGCAGCATTGCCCTGCACATACGCAGGCCACAGAGCCCACCGACGAATAGCAGCGCCAACAGAGCAAAGCCCTCCGACGCCGTGAATGCGTGCACCACGGGGAAACCCTCCGACGTTCTTGCTGTCCGCCTTCTTGGCGTAGCTCATGAGGTAGGCCACGGGGGCGCGGCCCTTCTCGGTGTTGGTGAAACCGTGCGCCCACCAGCCCTTGCGGTCCGCCTGCGGCATGCTCACGCCGGGCGGAAGGAAAAAAATCGCGTGGTAGTGGATGACCCCCCGGCCCTGCCCGTCCTCGCGGCGCTTGCCGTCTTGCAGCTCGCCCACCCACACGTACTTGAGACGTTGACCGGGGCAACGGCCCTTGAACCACTCGCGGACCTTGCGCAGGTAGTCGGAGATGTGACGGGGACGCCAGTCGGCGTTCGTGCCGCGATAGGTCAGCGTGACCATGACGTTGTTTTCGCCGACGCCATCACCGAGGTTCAGGAGGCACTTCGCGCCGACGCCCACGGCTTTGCGAAGCCGGGTGACACGAGCTTGCGCCCGGTCGATGGTGATGCACCGTTCCGCCCACTGCATAGCGGTCGGAAGGGCATCAAAACCACTTGTTGATACTGAGACAAGCCCGCGCGCTGCGCGCGCTTCTGCGGTCTGAAAATCGCGCGCGGTTTGACGCTGCGAGAACGCGCGCAGCGCTTCCATGGAGGCAGCGCGTGCGGCATTGACTTCGTGTTGACGTGCGCCGAGGTAGCTCACAGCCACCCCCACCACTGCGCGAGCAGCACGAGCAACAACAGGCCCTTACTGAACAGGATCATTGCGACACTCAGCCGAGTGAAGATCACAGCGTGGCCTCGATCAACGATGCGGCCAGCACACGCACGTTGCGCGCGATGACTTCTTCGTAGGGGGAGAGAGAGCGAAGCTCGCCCCCGTCGCGGGCTTCGAGCCAGTAACGGAGACGGAGGAAGTTGCGGGCCTGCGAGCTCATCACCGGCAGAACGGGACGGCAGGCGAGAGAACCCATTGCCAGAAGCCATAGGCCACTGCCGAGCCCATCGCAACGCAGAAGGCGACGAATGCCAGCTTGAGCAAGTCGTACAGCCAACGAGAGAGCTTGCTTTCGTTCACAGCGACTCTCCGAAGATCGGCAGGCCGTCGCGCTCGAAGCTGATATCGATATCGGCGGGCTGGTGCTCATCGCCCAGCGCAATCGACACCGACATTGCGTCGGCACCGTGCAGATTCATGCCCTCAACCAAGAGCGCCAGCAATGCGCCCTCCAGATTGGCGCGGCGAACCGCGCTCAGGACCTTTTCATCGGCGGGCATGGTGCACCCGCTCAGCTCTGGAGCTTGGCGAAACGCGGAGCCACCGCGATGCGGCGCTTTGCATCCAGGTAGATGCTGGACGGGTGCAGTTGGTACTCGCCCGGTGCATACGGCTTGGGGTTGCCGGTCTGCTTGTCGGTGTCGAGAAAAACTTCAGTCTTCTCCGGATACAGCATGGGTTTGCCGTCGCGGTCAAAGAGGTGCAGATACACGGCTTGCGTGTGGAAGATGCGACCATCGCCAGCGCGAATTTCACGCGGCGCGCCAGGGGGAACGGTGACTTTGATCATTGGTGGCTCCTGTAAGATTGACTACAACTTGTAGTCAGACAGGATTACGCCAATGCCTACACCTTGTAGTCAAGGCTGGAAGTACCATAACTTCACCTTGTAGGCATGATTACAACATGTAGGCATTGACCAATATGCAAACCACACTCAATCTGCTAGACACCGCCCTTTCCCAGCAACCCGCGCCCTTCTGGACCGAGAAACTAAAGCTCTCGCGCGGCGCGTTGCACACCGCAAAGGCACGAGGTCATCTGAGCCCGGCAATTGCCGGTGCTCTCGCCGAAGAACTCGGCCAGGACCCGAAAGAATGGATCGTGGTCGCAGCACTCGAATCTGAGCGCGACAGCGCCTGCAAAACTCGCATGGTCAAAAAAATGGCCAAGGTTTTGATGTTGTAATTTGTGAGCTATGACCTCTCGCTTTCGTCACGTCGCCCTGATCGGCAAATACCAGGCTTCCGGCGCCCGGGCGCAGGCCGATGCGCGCGACGGCGTGATGGAGGGCATCGGCGCCTTCCTCGAATCGCAGGGTTGCACGGTGTTCGTGGAGCGTTCGTCCTGTGAGGACACCGACGCCCCGCCGCACCCGCGCTACCAGGCGCTGTCGGTCGAAGAAATCGGCCAGCGCTGCGACCTTGGCCTCGTGGTCGGCGGCGACGGCACCATGCTCGGCATCGGCCGGCAGCTCGCGTGCTACGGCATCCCGCTGATCGGCATCAACCGCGGGCGGCTGGGCTTCATCACCGACATCCCGCTGGACAACTACCAGGCCACGCTGATCCCGATGCTGGCCGGCGAATACGAGGAAGACCACCGCAGCCTGATGCACGCGCAGGTGCTTCGCGACGAGGCCGTGGTGTTCGACGCGCTCGCAATGAACGACGTGGTGGTCAACCGCGGCGCCACCTCGGGCATGGTCGAGATGCGCGTGTCGGTGGGCCGTCATTTCGTGGCCAACCAGCGCGCCGACGGGCTGATCATCGCGTCGCCCACGGGCTCGACCGCCTATGCGCTGTCGGCCGGCGGGCCGCTGCTGCATCCGGCGGTGCCGGGCTGGGTGATGGTGCCGATCGCGCCGCACACGCTCTCGAACCGCCCC